GTATCGCACCACGCTCGTCTGGGAAAAAACCGCCATTTTTGTTTAATCTACCCTGGTAATTAAAACGCGCAGATCGTGACTACCAGACGCAGCTACAGCCCATAAATCGCAGCCTGTAGGTAATACGAGCTGCAGCGTCTCATTATTAGCAATATGTATACCATTATCGTCAGTCACCGCTGAATTTCCCACATAAGTACTACCTTCACTATGTAACGTCACATACTGCGTAACATTGTCTATGCTTACTATGCTCTGCCTTGTTGAAGTTATTACATACAGATTAGTAAATGTAGCCATTATTTAAGCTCCTTAATTCCTAAGCTGATTTCTTTCGCCATCTCTAAATCCTGTTGAGCGCTCTGATGTCTAGGCTTACCATACTTGGCGTAATCTTGATGATGCTCCCTGGTTAGCCAGTAACTGCGCTTATGCGGTAGCTGTACGCCAGTATGCGCGTACATCTTATAGCCCATAGCTTTAACGCGAATACTAAAGAATATATCCTCACCTACCCAAGACTGGTTAATAGGCATATCTCTATAGAAGCACCATAGATCACCTTCATTAGTTTTATCTTGATGCTCTCTCATTTTCTCAAAGACTGAGCGATGTATAAGTATGCAACCAGTACCAGCCGCATCTATTTCTACTATGCTATCCTCTGGATACTCGTGCATCGCATATAGCCCAGTGTCCTCACCGATCTTAAAGACGCAAGGGACAGGCTCAGGGTAAACGTTTTGAGTATCCCAAGCGGCGTGGACGATACCGCTTACGATAGGTCGCTCATCCTTATCAGCTGCAGCTACTAACTTCTTAAAATTTTCTACGGTAATTATCTGGTCAGTATCTATCTGTAATAGCCAGTCATCGGTAGTCTTTTCTAAAAAGGTTGCTACGACTTGATTACGTAGACGACTAATTACACCTGATCCCTCCAGGCTTATTAGCTGCCCTAGCTGTGACTGACTGCGTGCTATGTCGATAATGCTCGTTGCAAACATCGCGTGCCACTGTCCAGGTGAACAAACGCCTATCGTTATCTTTTCTCTTAGATCCATTTATGTCCCTTATCTCTAAATTATGTACTAAATTTAGCACTAAACGTACAGTTTAGTACCAATTATTACGCTTATGAAAGTCTAACGCACTACAGAAATCACCGTAACGATGGCGCACATAGCCAATACCCCAGTGAATTTGGTCAATAGGCGAATCTAGGAATTTCTGGATTTCTTTTTTGCTCTTACCCTTCATATGCCTCTGAGGTACGCCGTAATCGTGGGTAGGAGATTTAGCCTTATATCTCCAATTACTCTCTTTAGTCCAGAGCTTTACCATACATTTAACCTCGTATGGCTCTACGTGTTTAGCTGCGTACTGTTGCAGCCCCTGAGGTGTTGCTAGTGTTATTGCTAGAAATATCGATCCCATTAGTAGCATTTCTATCTCCTATTAGGTAGATGATGGCTCTCATTAGGTACTCTCTGTTTTCGTCAAAAGAAGCTATACCGCTATTACAGTCGTGACAGAGTAGGCCTCTTATCTCCTGAGTCTTATGGTTATGGTCTATTGATAGGCGACTTTGTGTATTGGCTACGTCGCAGATAGCACATTTGTAATTCTGCTTTTCGAGCAGCTGTCCATATTCATATTTTACCCTACGCATTATCCATCTACCAAGATTTCGACAGTTATTACAGTTATGTCTCCTGGCATTATTGGCTTTATTACGCCAGCCAAAATCATCTATAGGTAGTATTTTGTCGCAGGTGTTGCAGTGTTTATAGCCTTTAGGCGTCGCTTTCCGAGTCCGTCTCGTCATCTATGTCCTCGTCTGCATCTGCATCTAGGCCTAAAGCGTATTGTCTGTCTTTTTCACTTAGACTGTTGAACATAACTAATACGCTACTGACTGATCTACTAAGTAATGATTCTATAGCGTCAAACGATAGAGACTGATCTGTGTTTATCTGTGTAGATACTTCTCCAATAGATATATCTATGGTTAGTTGCATCTCTATCCCTTCACTGGTAAGGGTTTATCTGTTGGTTTAATTATAGTTATTTATTTATGTATTTTTATATATATGACCTGATACCAGAGCAAGAGGAGAAATGCCCCCCTACCCCCCATTAATTAAAAATAATTAATAGTGAGTAGTGGAGGATCTCTGTAGCTGTGTATAGATCATTATGACCGTCAACCGTCGCCGTCGGAGTTCCTGCCCCCAGTCTTACGACCAGATAAAACTATAGACCATCTTGGCGACAAAAGAGAAAAGGACTGCCACCGCAGATGGAAGGCAGTCCCAGTCTCCTTACGCGTACCCTCAGTAGCGTAAGCCTATGTATCTATATAGGTAAGGCTCCCAAAGTGGCTAAAAACGGCCTTAGAGCCTCTTTAATGGGCATATAATCGTATAGCCTATCTTTAGGTACAAACCACGTTTCCTCATCTGGCAGCTTATATTCGTCTATGCGGCCTAAGTAAACAGGGTAATAGCCTACTAAAAATAGAGTACTTAGTGATGAACCTTGCACTAGGAAAGCTACATCACCATCACGATCATAACTACGCAAGATCAAATTATTAGAGCGTGACCAGCGTACCTCGACATTATCGCCTACATCGGCTTTATCTTTAAAGGTGTTAAGGCCGTTCCACTCCATCCCTAATAACCTGGCTACTGCTATCTCAGCGCCGTAAGCCATCTGCATCTCATACTTACGCTCGTACTCATTTTTCCAGGGGACGGCTCTAGTATGAGGATTATCGGTCTCCTGTGTTTTATTTGACCACTCAATAAAGAAATCAGCTGCCTGTCTAGCTAATTTCATATCGAGAACGTGTAAGGGTAATGGCCTCATTTTTTCCAGGGTTTACCATCTAATGACATCGGCGTACATTGTTCTGTATACGGCTTACGCTGACAAAATAAACCCTCGTAAGGTTTACCGCTATTACTTGTCCCAGATCTATAAATACGACAGGCCATCTCTTTATGACTGCAATACGGCTCACCCTCAGGCGGTACTACTTTTGTAGGTTCGCTATTAGGGCGCTGTTGATCTAGAAAAGCCGCTAACTCTGCATTATCAGTCTCAACAGCTTTTAGAGGTGGTACAGAGCGTAGAGATGGCGTGAAAGGTGTAGCCGCCGCCTCTACGCTCGAACCGTTGCTATCTGCTCCCCATAAATCAAGAGCTACGCCAAAACGCATCGCTGCATTTTTTAGCGCATCGCTGATAGCAGTTTTAACCGCGTCAGCCCCTTTTTGATGCGGTTCAGATGCACCGTAACCAATTCGAGTTACGCCACATACTGTAAGTCTTATCCATAGGCCGTTAAATTCATCTAGTACAGGTGAGCCATTATCAGATATTGCCATAGGCTGCCAATACCAGGCAGGATCTACAGATATAAGTCGATCGGTGACGACTGCGTGATTTATAAAATTATAGGATCTCTGTCCTACATTTTTTGCCTCTACTTGGTCGTCTCTAAAAGGCGCTCTTAATGCTTTAGCTTTGTCCTCGTTCATTACTCGATCTCCTTACGTTTCTGTGATTCCACATAGATATTTAGCCAGGGCAGCGATGTCACGCGATGCTCTCGTATTGCATCTAGTACAGCTGCGCGACCCTCAGGAGAAAAGCGTGTCGAGACATAAGGAGCCTTAGTTTCAAGTCCTATAAAAGGTAATACCTCACCTGTCATAGTGCTAAATATCTGACTTTCAGTTGTAATCGCAAGGGTATCTAAAAACTTTTTACGAAAAGCGTCTCTAACTTTAGGCTCGATTTCGCTTGGAAAATTCTCAGTAATCCAAGCTAATAAAGCCTTTTCGTCGGTGACTGCAAAAGATACATCTCGACTAACTAAGGTAATTTTTGCTACCTCTTGATTATCGATTATCGCTTTTGTCATATCAGCGCCTACATTAGTTAGCTCATCTTTAGCTAATTCTCGTAAGGTATTAGTGGCCTCTGTTACAGCATCTTTAATAACGGTAAGAGCTGCTAGCTCAGATGCTATTTCTTTAAGATTCATTAGACACCTACTAAATCAGAAATAGGTCTAATCTCTGTTAAATCGTCGACCTGGTATATAGATCCGCTTGGATGTACAGATGGAGCAGCTACTACGTAACCGTTCCACTTTATGTCTACACCTTCACGATATTTACCAGGAAAACTCATCTCAGAACTGGCGTAGTAGTAGTAATGCCAGCCGTTACCAGTGCGTATACGCCTAGTCTTTGTAAGGCCATCGGTAGTACCACCATTACGTAGATCTACGTCTAGGACTACCAGATTAGATGGCTTACAGGCGATGCCTATGTTTATTTTAGGCTGTCTCTTAAACCACTCTGTAATAGCCTCTATATCATCTGTGGCGCTGTGTAATCCACGAGGAGCTAAAGTTTTATGAGGCTGTTTAGCTTCTACGCCTAAGGGTAAAATCTTTAGGCCTAGAGCTGCATATGTAATAGCGTAATTTTGTATAAGTGTCATCGCTGCTCATTTCTTAGCGATGGATGTTTACGACCAGCGATGCGACCACGCGTAAAACCTAAAGAGTGTCCTACGTGATGTCCGTAAAAATAGCCTGTTACGAAAGTACCAAGCCAGCACAGAAATATAAATAAATCTGTGTATTCTTTAATGAAATTAATCATTTCTGTCCCTTTGTCTGGAGGGTTGAGGGGTTCCAGACCCATTAATAGTACTACTGCCTCCAGACAGTCAGACACCGCGACACGCCAGCCTCAAGTGAAACTTTAGGGTTAAAACCCAGACTCTTGAGGAGCGCTGGATTACCGACGCGGTAGGCGACACCTTTAGGAGCGCCTATATCGACCTCTAAAGATGGTTTATAGCCCATTTTGCGAGTGACTAAGGTAAACAGTTCCATAAAGCTCGTAGGCCTACCTGTAGAGAGATTTATGTTTATGCTCATACGATCCTTAGCCAATAATAGAGACGCCTCTACGATGTCCTCTATATGTATCCAGTCCCTAGTAGTTAGAGCAGATCCCCAGATAGTAAAGGGATCTACTTTACGAGCAGCTCTCTCCATTAAACTAGGAAAAGGGTAATCCAGGCTCTGATCCTCACCATAACCGCTAAAAGGTCTTAATACAGTAACTGTTAGGCCTTCACGCCTTAGATGTTCGCAGAGCATCTCTCCAGTTAATTTAGCCCAGCCATAAGTAAAATCTGGCAGACGTATATCGTTAAGATTTATATCGTTTTCTGTAAGCATCCTTTTTTGCTCTAGTGTCTGTAGCTCTACAGGATATGCAGCACTAGAGGAAAAATAAAGAATATGTCCAGGCTGTGTGCGCATCGCCCAGGATGCCATTTCACTATCTATCGATAGATCTACCGCCAGAGATAGCGGACTACCCTCAATAGTCTGTCTACCTCCCACGACTGCCGCAAGATGTATCAAAAGGTCGAAATAGGTGTCATCGCGTCTAAAGAAATCCCTAGCATCTATGCCGTCTAATATATCGATATAAGTAATGTTATGGTCTCGTAAGGCATAACAAAAATGACGACCTACAAAGCCTTTATGTCCAGTTATTAAAATTTTCACGATAGAACCGCTACTAAGTCTTTATAAAACTGACTATTTATAAAGTCCTCATAGACTAATCTATCGTGGCTGTAATACTGCTCAGAATTAACACGTGCGTAATGATCGTCCATCGCACCCTTACGAGCTAAAGGATGCATATGCTCGATTACTATGTTTTCTGAGTAAAAGAGGCCGTCTATATCCTGTCCTAATTTTTGTTATGC